AAACATGTGGACAAAACCATACAAGATCAACAGATTATTAAACGATATTGTAAAGGATTAAAATGAAGAAGAGCGAGTTTAAACAAATGATTAAGGAAAGCGTCAAGGAGGTTCTCGTAGAAGAGGGCGTCCTCAAAAGCGTTATTTCCGAAGTCGTAAAAGCAGTCAGCACAATCCAGACGGAACAACCACCAGCTACAACTCAACAATCATTTAGCCAAGAAGCCAGCAAAGAGGCATCAGAAAAGCAACGCCAAAAATTAGCAGAATCAAAACAAAAGATGCTTGATGCTATTGGTAAGTCTTCTTTTGGTGGTGTGGATATCTTCGAGGGTACCACACCGATGAAAAAGGGTGGAAGCCCTCAAGGATCTGCTACGCCTGCTTCGGCACTTGAGGGAGTAGATCCAAGCGATTCTGGAGTAGATATATCTTCCTTTATGGGCGCAGCAGCGTCTTGGAAGCAACTAATATAACGAGAAAAAAATGAGTAAGAAAGCCAAACCAGTTCATGTAGAAGTTACACCAAGAAAGAATGAATCTCCTGAGAGAATGATCAAGAGATTCACGAAAAAGGTTAAAAAAGAAGGCATTCAAGATGAATGGCGAGAAAAATACATGTACTTCGAAAAGCCAACAGACAAGCGTCGGCGCAAAAGAAAAGAGCGCAACAGAGTAATAAAAAGGCTTCAAAGAGAATACGATGCTAAATATAAAGACTAGGAGAAAATAAAATGGCAACATATTATCCAAAACACAGCGGAATAGGAAGCACGGGAGCATATCAAGTGAGCGGGGTTCCGTATGCCACTGCATCTATTGAAGTGCCAGAACTATCTAACGCTCCATTTCCGGTCGAGTTTCAGACTGTAACAAAGTTTGTGACCATAGTCAATACGAAGACGGGAACGAACGTTCCTCTTAGATTTGGATTCAGTTCTCTTGGTGTTACTGGATCTGCCACTGGAGCCCCAGCGGGAGGGAGCGACCATTATTTTGTATTAGATAACGGCGAATCTTACACGGGCGAGTGGAGAGTATCGAAAGTGTTTCTACTCGGAGATGAAAAGTCTGGTACTGCTGCACAAGCATCCATCGTCGCTGGTTTGACAACCATTCCTGCTTCCGATTTGTCAAACAATTGGTCTGGCTCGGCTGGGGTGGGCTAGTGTATGAACAGGAGTGGACTAGGAGCCAAGGGAGCTAAATCTATATCCTCAACTCAGGCTGGCAGAAGCCGCACTGGGGATGCTGGCGGTGGTCCAGACAAGGTTATTAGATCTCTCGGCGGATCGGACATTAAGGGCTGGTATGATGCCACCAATGTTCTTCTTGCTGGTACAGCCAACAACGCAGATCTAACTTTCTGGTATGACAAAGGACCAGATCAAACCCATCTACACCAAGGTACCGCAGCCAACAAGCCCCATTACATTCACGATGGACTAAACGGTCGCCCTGTTGTTAGGGGAGACGGATCTGATGATGTATACTTAACCGCCGACGCCGAGGCGACTGCAAAGAATATTGATTGGGGAGCATCCTGTAGTGTCTTTGTTCTAGTGAAGACCGCCAATGATGATAACAATCATGGCATATTCGGTGGCGATTCCGGAGGATCCGTACCCAAATCAAGATTTGGATTTGGTTCAAAACAAGACACAACACCAGATAGCCTTAGAACAGAAGTCTTTGGGAGAGTTGATGACGGCGGAAGCGAAACTAATTTTCAAGTAGATAACTTCTATGATATGACCGGAAGCTCAGGTATGACAACATGTAGAAATCAATTCGCGTTGTATTACTTAGAATACAAAATTAATGCAGGTCAAACTGGTGCTTCTGCTGCTTTTACTAGAAATGGCTACACAAAAGAAGCAGTATCTGCTATACCATTAACTACTGAGGGCACTTTTGCCCCCGCAGCAGTTGATTCATCCGAGGCGACTACCATGGCTAGCAAAGGTTTTGACACTGACCAAATGCAGGTTTTTCGGAATATTCATGGAAGTATGGGTTTTCTTGACGGCGATCTGGCATTTCTATTGTTTTCAAACAGGCATTATTCCCTGAAAGAGCGACAAAAGATTTCCAAAGCCATTCAGCAGATCTATGGTTATTCTGACATAAATTAACTTTTTCCTCTTTGCTTTTGGGCAATTAGGGCAAAATCAAAGAAAAATTCACACCTACACCATCTAAATCTAATCCCCTAAACTATTTATATATGAGCACGAAGTTTGTGCTTATAGCGCCTTCTGGCGCTTTTTCTTTAACTTTAATATAAAATTTAATAATAAATCTATGGGAGGATTTAAATTATGGCTGTATCTTCATACGGTGCCTCGGTTGTACTTCAGAATAATTCTGGGTCTGCTGCGGCTTCTGCTGCCCCTACTGGAAGTGTTTTCTTGTTCGCTTCTGGTGCTGTTGGTAGCGCAAAACTTTACATGAACAAGGAAGGGTCTAAAGACGTTTTTGAAGTCGGTGGCGACCTTAAAATTGCTGGTGACAGTGGAACAGGAACTGTTTCTCTTGGGTCCGGACAAACTTTAACAATTGCTGGTGGTACTGGTCTTGACACCACCGCTGCTAACCAAACACTTACTTTCTCAATGGACCTCAACGAGCTTTCTGCTGCTGCTGTTGCCGTTGGCGCTGATAGCATTGCTATCATCGATGCTGACGATAATGGATCTAAGAAAGAGAGCATCGCTGACCTTGCAACTGCAATGGCTGGTGACGGTCTTGTTGCTTCTTCTGGTGTCTTCGCAGTTAACGTTGCTGACATGGGAACTTCTATGACTGGCGACCTTGCTGACGACGACGAGTTCGCTATTAGTGATGGTGGAACAATGAAGAAAGTTGATTTCAGTGTCGTTCGTGACGCTGTTTTCGCTGACGTTTCCGGTGACGCTGCTGTTGCCGCTGGTGGTGCTTTAACAATCGCTGCTGATGCTGTTGAAGGCTCAATGCTTAACGATAATGTCATTTCTGGTCAGACTGAGTTGGCTCACGCTGATATTGCTGATGCTGACGAGTTGATGATTTCCGATGGTGGAACTCTTAAGAAAGTTGGTCTCGACAGTCTTCAAAACCACTACTTCGCTGCTGTTTCCGGTGATGCTACTATCGCTGACGGCGGTGCTTTAACTATTGGTGCCAACGCAGTTCAAACCGGAATGGTTCACGACGATGTTGCTACTGAACTTGCTGGAGACGGACTTTCTGCTTCTGGTGGTGTAATGGCTCTTGACCTTAACGAGTTGACTGCTGCTGCTGTAGCGGTTGGTGCTGATAGCATTGCAATCATTGATGCCGACGATAACACCTCAAAGAAAGAAGCAATTGCTGACCTTGCAACTGCAATGGCTGGTGACGGACTTGCTGCTTCTTCTGGTGTTTTCGCTGTTGGAGTCGACGATAGCTCAATCGAAACCAACTCTGACGCTCTCCGTGTAAAAGCATTAGGTATCACCAATGCTATGCTTGCTGCTGATGCAGTCGATGGTGCTAAACTTGCTGATGATGCAGTTAATTCTGAGCACATCGCTCTCGGCGCTCTCGATTCAGAGCACTATGCATCTGGGTCTATCCAAACTGGACACGTTGCTGATAATCAAGTTACTTTGGCTAAGATGGCTGGATTGGCTTCTGCTAAGTTTATTCTTGGTAATAGCGATGGCGACCCTGCTGCTGTAACTATGAGCGGTGACGCAACTTTGTCTAATACTGGTGCTTTGACTATTGCTGCTGCTGCTGTTGAGCATGGTATGCTTGCTGAAGACATCATCTCTGGGCAAGCTGCTCTTGGCGGTGCCTCCGTTGCTCAAGCTGACTTGTTGATGCTTGATGATGGACCGGGCGCTGTTAAGAAAGTTACATTCTCAAACTTTGAGGATTCAATCTTCGGAAATGTTTCCGGTGACGCTACTGTAGCTGCTGGTGGTGCTTTAACAATCGCTGCTGACGCTGTTGAAGGTTCAATGCTTAACGACAATGTTATTTCTGGTCAAACTGAATTGGCTCACGCAGACATCGCTTCTGCTGACGAGTTGATGATCTCTGACGGTGGAACATTGAAGAAAGTTGGACTTGATAGCCTTCGTGATCACTACTATGGACAAGTTTCCGGTGACGCTACTATCGCTGACGGTGGTGCTCTTACAATCGGTGCTCAAGCAGTTGAAAACAGCATGCTTGCTGATGACGCTGTTGGTGCTGACGAGTTGGCTGCTGACGCTGTTGTCAACGCTTCTGTTGCTTCTAACGCTGCAATCGTGGCTACTAAGTTGAACTTCAATGTTGACTTTGGTGGAAACGTTCAGTTTGGTACCCAAACAGACGACGCAGTTGTCTTTGGTGGTACAATCGCACTTGGCGGAAACGTAATTGCTAACGCTCAGGGTGAAGCTACCATTAGTTTGGACAATGATCAGAATGTTGCACTCGCTGCTGCTGCTACCGTTGGTGGTGGGTATGGCTCATCAGGAGTCACTATCTCTTCTGCTGGTGCAATCAGCGCAGACGGAGCACTTACTGTTGGTGCTGACGGCGCTGGTGTAAACTTCGCAGTATACGGCGCTTCAGCGAATGAGAGAATGTTGTACGATGCTGGAAACCACGTTCTGCAATTCCGCAATAGCTCTGGTGCAACAATGTTGAACCTTGGCGGTGATGCTACTTCTGAGTACGCTTTGGATATTGCTAACGGATCTGATAACATTAACAAAGTTCGTGCTGCTGCATTCGTTACTTACTCGGACGAAAGCCTCAAGAGTGACGTTGCTTCTATGAGCAATACTGCCCTTGATACTGTTATGTCCCTTGAAGGTGTTGAGTTCACTTGGAAAGATTCCGGTGAAAGAGACTTCGGTTTTATCGCTCAAGACGTTCAATCTGTTCTTCCAAAGGCTGTTCACGTAGCAGAAGATGGAGTACAGGGAGTTGACTACTCAAGACTTACTTCCGTTCTCGTTGAGGCTGTAAAGGCTCAACAAGTTCAGATCAATGACTTGAAAAAAGCTCTCAAGAAGTAAACCTTTTTGAAAACCGAGGGCAGGGATCTACGGGTCTCTGCCCTCACCTTTTTTATTATGAAAATCAAAAGCAGGGCAGACATCATTCGATACTTAGAAGAGAACGATCCTAGTTATCGTATCGAAGGTAATGTAGTGTTCGCCCCAAAAGCCTTTATCATTAACACCGTTATCCAATGGTGTTACAATCAATTGAAAATAAAGAAGATACAACCCAATGAGATGGACTTTTATCTAATGTCTATAGAGAGTTTCTTGCAAGGCAAATCTAATCTTTCTTGGGATCCTGATGGTAACTTGGTGATTTCATGAACTAAGTTGTTGTTTTTTTGTATTTTTGCTTTTTTTACAACTATTTACTACGACGCAAAACGTCTATTTGCGACCAAATATTAGGAGATTATACAATGTCATCAATGTTAGAGCAAGCGATTGTCGATGCTAAGGCACTCAAAGAAGCAGCAATTAAGAGTGCAGAGTCCTCTATTGTAGAGAAATACTCACAAGAAATTAGAGAAGCAGTTGATACTATGCTTAATCAGGGAGAAGTTATTTCCGAGGAAGAAGGCATGGTAGCAAGTATGCCAATGGCTGCCTCCGACGTATCCAGTGCGCCAACAACTGGTGGTGAAGAAGTTATTGAGCTTGATTTTCAAGAGCTTGAGCAAATGATCGATCAAGAATTAAACGGAGAAGATCAGCCAGAAGAAATGGTTGATCGTCATGAATTTGCCGAAGAAGAACTTGAAGGCGAAGAAAAAGAAGATCTCCAAGAAAATGATGAAATCGATTTGACTAACTTATTTGAAGACGAAGAAATTAATTTAGATGAAGAACAAGTTGAAGAGCTTGCCGAAAAGCTCACGCTTGATTTCCACCCAGTAAAGTCTGGAAACCTTGGAATGCCTGATTCCCAGAAGCAAGAGGCTTATGAAGAAGCAAAGGCTCTTGATGCCCACATCGACGAAGAGGCAAAGGGGGAAGACGTAATCCCTGCTGAAATCGGAAAACTTAGAGAATCTGTCGAGACCCTTGAAGCAGAAAAGAAAAACCTTCAAGAGAAACTCCAGACACTACAGTCTAACACCAAACACATTGAGGGCGTTGCTCTCAAGTTAAAAGACGCTTTGAACAAAACCTCTGTTCAAAACGCAAAGCTACTTTACACTAATGAGGCATTGTCTAGCGACTCGTTGAATGGGCGACAAAAATCAAAACTTGTCGAAGCTATTTCAAATGCTAAGTCTGTAGAAGAAGCTAGGGTAATCTTTGAAACCCTTCAAAGCACGGTGAGCGGAACCAAGAAAGAGTCCCCAAAAACACTAAGCGAGGCGGTTAGTAGGAAATCTACTTTGTTACCACAAACTAAAGAGGCTAAACAACCAACTGATCCTCGCATCAATAGAATGCAAAGATTAGCTGGATTAAACTAACTTTTAAAGGAGAAATAAAACTATGTCAGTTTTAGATAAATTAACAGAAGGTATTGTTAATCGTAACCTCCAGAAAGAAGGTGCAGCCCTACTTACCAAGTGGGAGAACACCGGACTTCTTGAGGGACTTAGCAATGACCAAACAAAGGACGCCATGGCTCGTTTGCTTGAAAACCAAGCTAGAGAGTTGTTGCGTGAGGCATCCAGCATGGCCGCTGGTCAGGATGTCGAAGGTTTTGCATCCGTTGCATTTCCAATCGTTCGCCGTGTATTCGGAAACTTGATCGCCAACGACCTCGTAAGCGTTCAGCCAATGAGCCTCCCATCGGGACTCATCTTCTTCCTTGACTTCACAACTTCTACAGATGGTCCGGGTCTTCCGCACCTCGGCTATGGAGCCACAGAAGAATCACTTTACGGTGGTGGTGTTGTTGCTCAACAGTTGACAGGAGGTATTAACCTTACTCAAGACGGAGCCCCTGAACAAGGTGCTTATGCTTTGAACAATGGTTATGCTAGCCCAACTGGATCTTATCTACTTGCCCCACCTAATGGCACAAGTAACGTTCAATTGGTTCTTGTTGCTTCTGGTACTGTTGGTGTTGCAGGTGGAGAAGGTACTCATCCTCTCAGTGATGCTGCTCAAGAAACATTGGATAAGCTTTGCAACTATGACCCAGATCTTAAAGATAGAGTTGTTGTTGTTATTGAAGCAACTGGTTCTGCCGGTGCTGCTCTTGCCAACAATGACTTCCAGCAGTTCGATGTAAGAAACTTCGTTGCTCTTGAGGGTTCTAGTAACAAGGGTCTTGGTGAACTGGTTAGACGTTGCACAAAGATCTCCTCTGGTAGTTATGCTGGAAATGATCCGGGCAATACTGCATTTAAGTATACCATGGTATTCGCATCTACTGCATCTGCCGGTGCTGCTGTGACTCTTGGTAGAGTTGCTTCTGGTGTTGACACGTCGGGTAATACAGCAAACCTTGTTAACATCACTGGTTCGACCTTGACCTTGAACTTCCCACTCATTGACAACTTTACTGCTGGAGACTCAATTGGGTCTGTTCTTGGAGCAAATTTGTGGAACTTCGAAAATGAGCAAAACATCCCAGAAATCGACATCAAAGTTGATTCCATCGCTGTTACTGCTCAGACAAAGAAGCTCAAAGCTAAGTGGACTCCAGAATTGGGTCAAGACCTTAGTGCTTATCACAACCTTGACGCAGAGGTTGAGCTTACAAGCATTCTCTCTGAGCAAATTGCTCTTGAGATTGACCGTGAGATCCTTGAGGACCTTATCAAAGGTGCTACTGCTGGAACTCAATACTGGTCTCGCCGTGTAGGTAGATTCCTTGATAGACAAACTGGAACCCAAATTGGTACCGCTACAAACAACGAGTCCTTGTTTGGCGCTGACTTCACTGGTAATGTTTCTGAGTGGTATGAAACCCTCGCAGAAACTATCAATGATGTTTCGGCTCAAATCCACAGAAAGACACTCCGTGGTGGCGCAAACTACATTGTTTGTTCACCAGAGGTTGCTAACATTCTTGAATTCACTGCTGGCTTCCGCGCAAGCATTGGAAACGATTATGGTAACGGTTCTATTGGAGCAGTTAATGTTGGATCTTTGAGTAAGAAGTTTGACGTATATGTGGATCCTTACTTCCCACGTAATGTTGTACTTGTTGGACGTAAAGGTGGATCATTCCTCGAAAGTGGATATGTATATGCACCATATGTCCCACTCCAAGTAACTCCAACCATCTTTGGTGTAGAGGACTTCGTACCTCGTAAGGGTGTCATGACCCGTTATGCCAAGCAGATGGTTAGACCAGATATGTATGGTCTTGTTATCTGTCGCGACCTTCTTGGGTAATTCCAATAAGTTCTAGACAAACAAAAAGCCTCGTCATTAATTTGGCGGGGCTTTTTTATTTCTATACTGCTTTAACCTTGCCCAATAACTAATTACTATGATACACTTGTGTCTAGGAGATTTAATGAATGGCTTACCCAACTTTAACACCATCAAGCACAACTAGCGTTTCTAGGTTGCCTGTAACGGGAAATGTAGACAATGTTAATGCCGCAGACAATCCGCTTCCTTACGGGGTTTATGTTGATCACGCATCCTCTCATCATGCAATTGCAGGTTTTTTAACTGGCGCTGTAGATCAAGTAGCTTATGCATACCGAAAGCTGGGTGGCGATGTTTTAGACATTGAGATTACGGAGCATCAAGTTTATGCAGCCTATGAAGAGGCTTGTCTAGAATATTCCTATCTTGTTAATGTACACCAAGCCAAGAATGTGCTTGGGAGTGTATTGGGATCATCCACAGGATCTTTTGATAGTGATGGACAAATGTCCGGGTCTCACTCGCTGAGTGGCTCCAATGTCGCCCTAAAATATCCAAAATATGACTTTCAATATGCTCAACGTGTTGGAGATGCAGTTTCTACGCAAATCGGAATCGGAGGCGCAACACCAATATATTCTGCCTCGTTTGATGCAGTAGTAGACCAGCAGGACTATGATTTGCAAAATCTCATATCTAGTTCAGCAGCCGACAACTCCGCAGTGCCCTATTTTGAAAAAGTAGGAGATAAGCGAGTCACAATTAGGAAAGTGTTTTATAAAACCCCCAATGCGATGTGGAGGTTCTATGGATACTATGGGGGCTTAAATACAGTCGGAAATCTTTCCTACTATGGACAATATTCAGATGACTCTACATTTGAACTGATTCCAACTTGGCAAAACAAATCTCAAGCCATGGCTTTCGAAGACGCAATCTACACAAGAGCATCCCACTTTTCATATGAAATAAAGGATAATAATCTAAGAATTTTCCCCAAGCCATTCACAGGAGGACCAACAAAGTATTGGGTAGAATTTACTGTGGAAACTGACCCTTGGTCGGAGGAGGCAAAAAAAGAAGACGGAGCGACAGGCATTAACAATATGAATACGCTGCCATTTGAAAATATTCCATATGATAATATAAATTCAATAGGTAAGCAGTGGATTAGAAGATTTGCCTTGGCGTTGTCTAAAGAAATGCTTGGGCTGGTAAGAAGCAAATTTGCAACAATTCCGATACCAAATGAGAGCGTCACCTTGAACGGTCCAGCGCTTGTAACAGAAGCTAAGGCGGAACAACTAGCACTTAGGGACGAATTAAAAACAGTCCTTGACGAGCTTACATACGAAAAGCTTGCTGAAAAAGACAGCAACATTGCAGATTCATCGCAAAATGTATTAAAAAATGTTCCACCCTCACTATTTGTAGGATAAGTAAATGGCAGACAATAAATGGACACAACCCACTAATCCTCCTGCTCCCTTATTTACTGGGGAGAAAGAGCGCAATTTAGTCAAGCAGATCAATGATGAGGTCATAGAACGGGTCATAGGTCAAACAGTCCTTTATTATCCTATAAGTCAAGATAAAACAAACTTTCACCCTCTCTATGGAGAGGCAATAGACAAAACATTCCTTCCTCCGATTAGAGTGTACGCATTAATTGGCTGGGAAGGGCAAGATACAACAAACACTTCGCTAGGTGTCGACAAAAGGTCGTCAATCAATATATACTTCCACAAGAGAAGATTAACAGAGGACCAAGACTTGTTTGTCAGAGAAGGGGATTTCATTTTATATGGGAAACTACATTATGAAATTGTCACCCTCAATGAGCCAAAAGAATTGTTTGGTCAAGTAGATTATAAATATGAAATTTTTGCTACCTGTAAGAGGGCGAGAAAGGGAACTTTCAACGCTCTGTAGGAGGATAAGATATGTCTGCTTATAGAGGCGGCAATGGAAATAATAATTATACAGGCATCCCAGAAGAAAAGAAGGAGGAAGCAATTGATCTTAGCTTTTCTCCCTCAACTCTGGAAACCGTCGACTATGCAATATACGACTACCTTAATGACAGCCTATCATTAAAGACTGTAGCCAATGATGGAACTAAAAAAGTTCCCATTATATGGGCTTCTTCTGAAAGGGCATTCCAAATAAAAAATAATAAAGAATATAGAGATAGCGAAGGTACAATCATACTACCAGCGATAACAATAGAAAGGACTTCTGTAGTGAAAAATTTAGACACTAGAGGGGCTTACTATGGAGACATGTTTCCATTTCAGAGCCAGCCAGAAAAGGGAGGCTCCCTTGTTATTGCTAGAAGAATAAAGCAAGACAAAACTTCTAACTTTGCCAATGCTGACGCAAATAGAAGATACAACAATAGAGTAGCACCAAAGTTTGTTAGAAAGTCGACAGATAAGGTTGTGTACGAAACTGTATCAATCCCACCAGTTGTATACGCAGACATTGCATATAGCATAATGTTGAGAACAGAATACCAGCAGCAAATGAATGACTTATTGCAGCCATTCATTACAAAGCCCGGAACAATAAACAGCTTTTTAATTAACAGGGACGGGCATAGATATGAGGCTTTTATTCAAGGAGATTATACACTCACTAACAATATTTCTAGCATGGAAAACGAAGAGAGGAGGTTCCAGACTGAGATAACAATAAAGGTTATGGGCTATTTGGTTGGCGAGGGGATAAATCAAGCCACTCCTAAGTTCTCTGTTAGGGAAAACGCAGTGGAAGTTAAGATACCTAGAGAGCGTGTTATATGGGATGATCCACTTCTTGTAGACGGACCCGGCAAAGATAGCAAGCAAAATGTTGGAGTCGACGGCAAGTATAGAGAATAATTTTGGACTTTCTAAAAATGAAACACTATTTACTAAAGAAATAATATCGTCTTAAAAATAGACGGCTAAAAGGAGATAGCAATAATGTCGGCAAAAGATTTCAAATTTGTTTCCCCCGGAGTGTTCATTGAAGAGATTGACAACTCCCAAATACCAAAATCCCCAGTAGCGATTGGACCATTGGTAATCGGTCGTTCAAGAAAAGGTCCAGCATATCAGCCAGTCAGAGTTGATTCTTTTTCGGAATTTGTCAGCATCTTCGGCTCCCCAGTTGGAGGCGAAGAATCAAGCGATGTCTGGAGAGGCGGAATCCCCACTGCTCCCACTTTTGCTGCATATGCCGCCCAAGCATGGCTAAGAAACTCATCTCCAATCACCTTTATTAGACTTCTTGGTAGCCAATCCCCAGACGCAGACACTTCCTCAGATACTGCTCTTGCAGGCTGGGCAACAAAAAGAGCCACCCAAAGTGGTCAGGCAGACAGAGCCGGTGCTTACGGGCTATTCCTTTTTAACTCTTCGTCATCATCTCCAGAGGCTGTCGATGGAACTTTGGCGGCAATCATTTACAATACAACAGGCGCTGTAACACTCAGCGGTAGTTTGAGAGGTGTTGAGTCTGGAACCACGGCTCATCCAAACCTTACATCAACAACTGGTAGTTGTGCGATGGTACTCTCTACAGATAAGAGTTTTACTCTCCAAGTTTACAATTCAAGCGAGGCATTGCAAGAGGAAACACTTATTAGCCTTGACAGAAATAATGCTAACTACATTAGAAAAGTATTAAACACAAATCCAACTTTAACAAATAGTAATTTGGTAGACTCTTCAGCGGATACCGCTAGAAATCACTTCCTTGGACAAACTTTTGAAAGAGAAGTGAAAGATAAAATTACTTCAAGTTCAGCCTATGGAATGATCTTAAGGCTTGGTAGAGACTCTGCCGACGTAACTGATGCAGCGAATTACAAGTTTGCAACCCAAGGCGGAAAATCTGGTTGGTTCTTCTCGCAAGACCTTAGAAATACAAGCGCTAACGTAGCAGATCCTTCTGCAAACGTTCCGTTGCCAATGTACGATCCTGCATCTTTGAGCGGTATTACTAGACTATTCCGTGTTTGTAGCTTATCTGCTGGAGAGGAGTTGCAAAGAAACTATAAGATTTCTATTGAAGACCTTCAGTATTCTACAAATGACAACAGCCCATACGGGACATTCACTCTTGCCATAAGAGATATTAGGGATTCTGATAATTCCAGAAAGTACGTCGAAAGATACACGGGCTTAAGTTTGGATCCAAATTCACCAAACTACATTGCAAAGCAGATAGGTGATATCTACTATGAGTGGAATGATGACAACAGAAGACTCATCGAGTACGGCTCTTATCCCAATGTTTCAAGCATCGTTAGAGTTGAAGTTGCTTCTTCTGTTGACAAAGGTCAAGCAGACCCAGAACTTCTCCCATTCGGTGTTGAAGGACCAATTAAGTTTGGCGACTTCGTTGTGACCAGTGACGACTCAAGCGGAACACAGGCAGCAACAGCAACTGTTAAACTTGATGACTTTACTAAGATTCAAACAGGTGTAGGTGCAACTCTCTCAAACGGAGCCGACACTAGTGGAGGCGGTGTTTTCATTCAGGAAACAACTTTGGGAAATCTAGCCGACAACACAATAACAATTGAGTTTACAGACGTAGGGCTCGATGACACACAAGGTGTTGCTCTTACGAACAACCACAAAATCATACTTAAGAACACCAATGACGTTACATCGATTACAGCCCCAAATGCATATGAATGTTTCGTCAGTATTACAGATGGTGAGGGCAGCACAGTTAGTTCTGCGGCCGTAATCGCTAATCGTATTATTCAGGCTCTTAAAAGAGACTCTGCCTACGTAGACGGTGACAGAACAGGAAACACCGCTCTGACAACAATGTTTAAATATCATGCCTCCAGATGGAGATTAACTGGAGTCAGCACAATTGACGCAGGAACAACCGACGCCAGCCCCGCATCTTGGACTTCTGGTGGTGACGCAGACAGTGTTTTAGAGGCATCTATTAATGCCGTAAATGGTGTAAAAATCCAAGCCAGAGGTTACAATGGCGGAACACACGCATGGGGTAATGATGGACGCTACGGTGGAACTGTAGTGGCCAGCAATACCGATTGGAAATTAAATGTTAACGCTGCTAGTTCAGCCGGAGGAGCCAGCGCCGCAGACGGAACCGTTACTACTGGTACTGTGGTAGGTGCGACAGAGATCGTAACAAACTGTGGTGGAGGCACTCAATCAGTTAAAGCCAACGAGGATGGTGGAACTGCCTTCATCGTAGGACACAACTCAGCCACGACTTTAACTAGTTTAATCGCAGCACTTAACGCAGAGTCTAATCAATCAGCCGCATCTTCTGTAGCCGATACATTGATTATAACAAACACTGGCGATGCTGGACTGGCTGGTAATGCCAGAACTGTTGAATTGGATGATTCTACAGCGGGAGCATTTACTGTTCAGGGTGTAGCCAATGACGGAACTCGAAACTTCAATGGCGGTAGTGACGACGGTGACTTTAGCAATGGTAAAGTTGTTAAGAGTGCCACAGACTTCGCCGCCCCAGATTCTCCTGTTACAGCAGGTTCTGGTAGTGCTGGTGTCTTCATGGCTGCTTCTGCATCAACTGCCGACGCGGGAACAGGGCAGGACATCCTGCTCCAGTATTCTGGTAGAGCAGTTAATGTTCCCTTCACAGGGTCTGTCAAGTTCCCAAGTGTGCCTTTGAGATTGAGCGCATCAGATGGGGACCTTAACGATCCAACCGAAGCATACTTCGGCGCACAATATGCTAGAGATGCTAGTTCGATAGTGTTTGAAGAGAGCAGCCTTGACTTAGCCTACCCAGTTGCGAAAGCATCAGCTTTTGCCCCTAGCTCAACAACAGCAGGCGGCTTGGTAACCTCTTGGTACTTCTCCTTGGATGACCTAGTAGCAAAATACAAAACTGCCGCAGGCAATAAAGATATATTGTTCTATCAGTCAGGATCTAGAGCGGATGGATACTCAGTAACGGCTATTAGTGGATCTTACAAAAAGATCCTTGATATGGGATATGACAGATTCACAAGTGTCTTCTACGGGGGATTTAATGGATTTGACATTACTGAGCAAGAACCATTCAATCAGACAAGGGCGTTTTTGGATGGATCAAACACCAGCGAGATTAACTCCTCCATGTTTTACTCCGCCAAAAAGGCAGTCGATATGTTTGCAGATCCTGAATTTATAGAAGCAAACATATTGAGCGCTCCGGGGATTAGACATAATGGGCTTACGACGCACATGATTAGTACATGTGAGTCTAGAGGGGATGCATTAGCATTAATTGATCCGCTCGGAGGATACAAGCCATCATCAGAAAACTCTTTAGTAGAAAAAGACAGAATTACATCTGGTCTTGGGCGAGGTGGAGTATCGCAGCACGTTATTGACGTTGGTAACAGCGTTTCAACACGCAACTTAAATTCAAGTTACGGCGCAGTGTATTATCCTTGGGTTAGAATTACAGATACAATTAGTGGTAAAAACCTCTGGGCACCACCATCTGTTGCTGCACTTGGGGCGATGTCGTACTCCGAAAATAACTCAGCGCTCTGGTTCGCACCAGCAGGGTTTAACAGGGGTGGCTTAACCGAGGGTGCAGCAGGCATCCCAGTTACAAACGTCAGAAGCCGTCTAACTTCAGCAGAAAGAGATTTCTTGTATGAGAGAAATGTTAACCCAATTGCTTCTTTCCCGAATGAGGGCATCGTGATCTTTGGTCAAAAGACACTTCAAGTAACACCTTCTGCGTTGGACAGAATTAATGTTAGAAGATTGATGATCTTCGTAAAGAAAGAAATTTCTAGAATCGCTTCTAGATTGCTCTTCGATCAGAATGTTGAGCAAACTTGGTCTAGATTTACAGGTCAGGTTAATCCATTCTTGACAAATATCAAAAATAACTTCGGTCTAGACTCCTTCAAGGTTATTCTAGATGAATCTACAACTACACCAGACCTCATTGACAGAAATACAATCTATGCAAAGATTTTCTTAAAGCCAACCAAGGCTGTAGAGTTCTTCGCAATTGATTTTGTAATTACAAACTCTGGTGCAGGTTTTGAAGATTAAAAAATAAATAAATAACTACTTATTTAAAAGGAAACCTAAACAATGGCAGACAACTTCGGATCTAAATTTTGGGCAAACATCTCCAGCGAACCAAAAAGAAAATATAGATTTATTCTTGAATTAGCTGGAATCGATTCTTGGGTCATCACTAAAGTTGATAGACCAAGTTTCAATATTTCTGAAACAGAGCATACATTCTACAATCACAAGTTTTACTATCCCGGTAAAGTAGAGTGGCAAACAGTTAATTTCTCCTTGGTGGATCCGATCAGCCCAGACGCCACCTCCTATATTATGGGTATTTTGGGAGCCTGTGGCTACCAAGTGCCAAGCCCATTCCAGTATTCCTCTATTTCTAAAGAGGCAGCCGTTAATGTTTTGGGAGAAGTGAAAATCAAGGCGAAAGATGCGGAGGGATCAAATGTTGAAATTTGGACTCTTAAAAATGCATGGGTTAAAAATGTCAATATGGCAGACTTCGACTACACTTCAGACGACATGCTCACTATGGATATCGAGCTTCGCTATGATTATGCATTGTTTAATCAAGCAGGAAAAGCTAAATTGCCAATTCAAGCAACCGGCGTTAAATCTAAAGGTGGTTCTGGTGTCAGTATTGCAGACGGCTATAACTCTCTTAAGAATGATGCGGTATAAAAATACTTAACAGGCATATATATATAGTGTATAGTATTAATACAAATTCAATGAGGTTATAATGTCTATTAGAAACAATGAGAGCCGCACAACCGCTGCTCAAGAAGATGCTCCCGCCCCTCAAATGGCAGCATCCCATCCCCAGCCCACTCATATGGGATTTACCGTTCCAACTCAAATTGTGCAATTGCCCTCTGGCGGCAAATATTATGAAGAGGGACATCCGCTTCATGGAAAAGACACAGTTGAAATAAGATACATGACTGCAAGGGACGAGGATGTATTAACAAACAAATCTTTCCTTAAAAACGGAGTTGTGATTGATAAGTTGATAGAGAATATCTTGGTCGACCAGTCAATCCCAGTATCGAGTTTGCTGGTGGGAGACAAGTCCGCCTTGATTGTGGCTGCTAGAATAACTGGCTATGGATCAGAATATTCCACAAAAGTTGTGTGCCCTTCGTGCTCGAATGTATCAAGCTTCTCCTTTGACTTGGAATCCGCCGTTAGTAATACTGACGCCAGCCAGTCAGGAGTAGAATATGAAGAGACAAATTCTGGAACATTTGTTATTACTGTTCCCAAGTCTCAGGCAACTATAGAAATGAGACTCTTGACCGGAGAGGATGAGAGGCACATTACCAGCACAAACAAGATGAGGCAGAAAAATGGTCTGGGAGAATTAACCTTGACCGACCAAATGAAGCAATATATTGTCTCAATAAATGGAAATTCTGATCGCTCTTTTGTTAATTCGACTGTTGAGTTGTTGCCTGCTTTAGATGCGCGTTTTATTAGATTAAACTATGCAAAACTTATCCCAAATGTTGATTTGACACAGCACTATGAATGCCAATCTTGCGGCTTTGAGCAAGATATGGAGGTACCGTTTACCTCTGACTTTTTTTGGCCTGAGTGATGAATATATTGAGTCGGTATATGAGGAAATGTTTAATCTAAAATATCATCTTGGAATAAGCATATTTGAATCATATAATCTACCTATACAAATTAGAAGATGGTTTTTAAGACGAATTCAAAAGCAATATGATGATGAAGGCAAGAATAAAAACTAACTTTATTTACTTAAGGGCTAATGGCTTGAGCTATTAGCCCTTATTTTTTTATTAAATAATACTATTTATACTGGAGGATTAAGATATGTCCGTTTTAAAAGAGGAAAAATTAGCCCCAATAGAGATATGCCTGAACCCTGACTCAATTGATGAGGCATACTTAAGGCAACTCGGGGCACAGATAGAGTTTCTTGTTAAAGGTTTGTTTGGAGGGACTTTTGTCCCTGCAAGACTCAGAGGCACACAGACTCAGTTGAAATCTTTTGCTCGCGCTCTTGGTAACGAAACAAGATACCTAAGAAGCTTTGAAAGGCATGGATTATCAGACCCTAGAACTCTAAACAGCAGACATAGGCTTGAGGGCGCTATAGCTGGCTTTGAAAAAGAAACTGGCATTAAGTGGCCTTTTAAATAATATAAATTATGGCAGACCAAAAAGACATAGGCATTCTGGAAAGAATCAATACTGAGTTATCAAAGCAGGTTGAGTTTGAAGCCAAGATCGCACGAATACGCGGCGAAGAGGTAACAAATCTTGATAAGCAACTTGATAGGCTTGTGAAACAAAAAGAAGTTCAAGCTAATATTGAGGAAATATTAACAGAAACGAATAGAGATGTTCGAATGGCTGCTATTGATTTAATGGAACAAGAGGCAAAACTCCTCAACCAAAAGAATAAAATAACATCCACTGCTTATAAAAACCAACTGGATCTCGCCAAGGAACTCAGAAAGGTCACTAATGACTCATCCGATGAAGCCTTTAAAGCGCTACAAAAGAGACTGAAAGAACAAGAGAAGCTTACCAAGGTTACTGAAAAGCACACCAAAGCTATGATCGCCGGAACAAAGGCTGGCGCAGGAATGGCTTCCGGGATGGCAAAGTTTATCGGAATTGCTGGCGAGGCTGATACAGTCGTAGGTCAGCTTGTTGGATCAATAAATGTTTTTGACAAGGGAATGCGAGGTGCTTTCAAGGGCTTGGGAGGCGTAGCCTCTGGGTTTGCAAAGGATTTTAAAAAGAACTTTAATTTCACGAATACATTTGCATTTTTGATAAACAATCAGATAGAGGTAGGTCTTGCATTTCACCAGATGAGAACCGAATTGTCAAAGGCAACTGGTGCAGGATTTGAATACTCGCATTCCATCGAGGATGCTCAAAAAAGATCTGCCAAATTAGGCATTACCTTGGCCACCGCAACGCAAAGCACAGCGGCACTATATGACGAATTTGAAAGGTTCACAACTTATTCTAGAGACACGAGAACAGATGTAGTTGATCTTACCAGTAAATTGCAAGAAGTTGGCATTTCTGCATCCACTTCAGCCAGAGCGCTAAATTTCATGGTTACAGAATTAAATCAATCTTTACCAGAAGCTATGGATCAAATGAGAGAGTTTGCGGAGGTCGGACAGCAAATGGGCATTCCCCCCCGAGAATTGGCTGATACATATGTTCAATTAATGCCGCAACTTTCTATCTTTGGTCAGAGATCAAAACAAGTTTTTAATGACGCCGCGATATTTTCAAAGAAGTTGGGACTGAGCGTCGGAGAGACCGCAGGTGACATCATTGGACTATCAGATCGTCTAGGTACTTTTGAAGGTGCTGCCAAGGGCGTTGCAGCAATTAATATTGCCATGGGCGGTTCGTTCATTAACGCCTTTGATTTAGCAATGAAAAAATCCGAAGGACCAGTTCAGCAGCTTTATTATCTCAGAGATGCTATTCAAGCCTCTGGAAAATCTTTAGATGACTTAGGAGTCTTTGCAAAAGAATACCTAGAAGATGAATTGGGCACTCGTTTTGGTAAGTTACAGGCACTTCTTCAAGGAGAAGAGATAGATGAAGCAACAATTAAAACAGAGGCTCTTACATTAGAAGAGCAAGTTGCAATCAACACCACTGCAATGCAAAAACTGCAATCAGCAACAGAGGCAGATACCACAGCCCTCGCTGCGACGGAAAAAGCATTCTCGGAGGGCACCACAAAAATGTCGGGTCTCATCGATGCAATCGGGGGATTAAAAACAGTGTTGATTGCTTCCTCTGTTATTTCAGGGTTGGGCAGTGCGATTAGTGGGCTCAGGGCTTTGCAGTCCGGGGGTGGACTTAGGGGCTTCTTGGACGGCGCGATACAGAGACAAAGCGCCACAGGCAGAGATGCATTAGCCAGAGTTAACTTATTTCCCGCCAACAAGGGGGTTGTTCCGGGCAAAGGACCCATACCCGGAGGCGGCTCAGGCATGGGCGCACCAGCAGCAAAGGCAACAGTTGCAGCCCTTGGAGCAGGAGCATCAAAAGAGGTTATAGAAGCAGCAGCAGAAGAGGTAGTAGAAGAGACGTTAGAGAAGGCAGGACAAAATGTTGCAAAGAAGGCAGCACAGGAAGGTGCCGAGATGGCTGGAAAATCATTGCTTAAAAAAATACCACTTATCGGCGCAGGAATGGGGCTGTTTTTCGGAGCCCAAAGAGCACTAATGGGAGACTACGTAGGCGCAGCAATGGAGGTTGCTTCTGGCGCAGCATCAACTATTCCGGGTATTGGGACTGCTGCGTCTCTCGGTATAGACTCAGCGCTGATAGCAAAAGATCTGGGTGTATTTGGCAGCGCCACACCAGTAAAGTCAAAATCTCCAAAGGCAGCACCGAGAATAAGCACCGCTCAAATTAGCACTAAGTCTGCAACGGAAAACGCAATGCTTAGGCAAGAATTATCTATGCTAAGAAGATCTTTGGACAACAACGTGCAAGCATCCAGCAAGCAGCCGCTAAAAGTGGAATTACATTTGGACAGGAGCGGAACCAAAAAGATCGCAGAGGCTTCTCTAAATGTGTTGGACGGCAAGTATCTTTCAAGGGGGAAAGTCTCTAATAATGGATAAATATATAAAGGGGTGTAACAATGCTCAGTAAATATACACAAAATACCAAAGTTAAAGCGGCGTATGGAGCCATAGCCGCTAATACTAAAAAAATGCTTAATTCTGTTATATCGTCCAATGTCGACGGCGTTGCGGCATATGCAAACAAGGGGTTTACCGTTGATATAATGAGAATCGGAAACGACGCACGGGGCAATCCATTTGGAGTTAGGCTATACGCTGCCGTTGAAAGTTTTTCTGATAGTTATTCTTGCAACTTTAATCAAGAGACTGTGTTTGGCAGGACTGACCCAATGCCGTCATACCAAAATACAACCAGATCAATAAGTATGCAACTGGTTCTAGTGGCAGACAACTTGGGCATGGGAGTTAAGAATCTAGCAGATGCCAAAGCCATAGCATTTATGCTCTATCCAGACTATACCAAGCATGGAAGTCAAAATGTTTTCTCAAAAGCCCCTATTGTGCAAATGCGGTGGCTTAATATGATAACAGATGGCAAAGCCTTAGATAGAGAAGCCATGCTAGCAGGCACCATAGGGAACTACAACTTCACCCCCGACCCTGAAGCTGGATACTTTGAGTATGGTCCAAATGCGGATGCTTCTGTTCCAGACAGTTTAAAGCAGCCATATGATTATGACTTGCGGGGAGAGAAAATCGGCTTAGTGCCAAAAATAATAAGATTAAGTATAGACTTTGCCCCGCTTCACCAAGAAACCATTGGCACGGGCAAGGGATCACAACTTTTAGGAACTAAATTCCCCTATGACCAGCCTGATCTTGGCATTGGCGTTGTACCCTTTAGCAGACCCGGCTGGGAAGTCGGCGCTGGCGAACAAAATGCTTTTATAGCTTCGCTGACAACAGAAAGCTTTAGGGGCGTAGATTTTGACAACTTAAGCGCAGAGGACCAATATCAGAAATTGGCTGATCTAGGCGATAATGCATACGCTGAAGAAATTAAAGCAAGAAATAGCGATATACTAAAGCAATCAAATGAAACAACCAATCCGTGGACTAAATTAGCAAATAAATTTAAGTGATTGACAGTAAGGAGCAGATTATAAATGGCATCTAGATACGAAGGCAGACCCATCTTAACAAATGACTTTGACATGTATAAATCTTTCTTTAAAAAAAGAGGAGTCAAACAAATAGTTCATTATATCAATGAATTCTCAAAGGCAATAACGACGGAACAGCGAGAAGAGCTAGAGGTTGTTGATCACATTTGGAGAAGGGGCGATCATTTCTATAAATTAGCTTATTTGTATTATGGCGACCCCACATACTGGTGGGTCATAGCCTCTTACAACAAAAAGCCTACAGAAGCTGGACTTCAGTTTGGAAGCTTGATATTCGTCCCCACTCCTCTAGAGGCTGTGCTGTCTATTTATGGAGTTTAAAAAATGCCAACCGCTCAAGAAAATTTTGATATACTTGTAAGCAGCCTTTTTTCAGATAATGCAATCTCTTCTATCTTAAGGTCTTCTGAAAATTGCCTAATTAAACAATACCTAGGAGATTTTGCATATGCATCTAGAAACTCTCATAATGAGAAAGGGTGGAATAGCTTCATATGCTTGCACGATAGGGAGCCCGAAACACTGACCTCCAAAATTGTAACTGGGGGTTATTCCTATAATAATCTAAGAAGAATAAAAACTTTGGAAAAAGCGAACTTGGTTCCAAAGATTAGATTTTATAAAGTTATAGTAGATGCCAACACAAGAAAGCCAACCTCAGAGATAAAAATACAATTTCCAGACAGTAACAAGGAAAATTTGACCTCTCTTATGAGTAATAGAGATGAAAGAGGCGATGACATTGGCATTAAGTCTTTTACATTTGATATAAAAAATCAAAATCCATTTGCCGCCTCTAGAATAGTTGAGAGCACCCTCGTGCTGACCATGGTCTCTGGTGAATCGCTAACGAAGAGAAGACCGCAAGGGTTTAAGTTTGCAGATTTAATAATCAGAAATAATAGGGTGGATCCTGACTCGTTTGACTCTGACTATTATCAAATCAAGGCGGTTGTGGGATATGAAATACCCCCCGGCGACTCGATTGATGCTGGGCTGAAAAGAGATCTAAGGCAAAACCAACTATCAATGATTATGACATTGATTGATTACGATATAAATTTTGAACAGAATGGTTTCCTAACTCTGACCTTGAATTACGTTTCTAGGATTGAACAACAATTCCAAAGCGTAAATAAATATAATGTTTTTGAAGATAAAGAGTTCGAAAGGGGCTCTGCCGCAGACCGCAAAGCAAAAAGAAAAGACATAAGGGCGCAAAAAACAAAAAGAGCAAAAGCCAGCAAAGATGAGGTAAAGGCTATAGCCTTAGCTGAAGCGCGACATACAAAAGATATCAACAGCATACCCAATATTGGAGAGACATATACTCTTAAGGGGGTGGGAGGATATGTCAAAGTAGGTGCCGACCTTAACGAAGAGTTAGAGATGTCCGAAGAAGATTATTACTTTAAAGTCAGATTAGCCAACGAAAAAAGGGATGCCGCTATAGAGGCAGCCCGACAGAAAACTCTCAATGTAATTTCAGATTCGGATTTAGAAATTTCTAAAAAAGAAGCAGAACTCGTATACGCGCAAAATCAAAACAGAGTTGAAAAGTATAGTCAAATATTAGACAATCTTTTCTCTTTTGGCAAAATTAGAAAAATCGTAATACCCAAAGAAGCAATGGTAATATATGGGCAAGCATTTGAAGATGAGCTTTCGGCTTATACAGAAGAAATGTTTGCTTCAGCCCTCACCACGGGTACTTCCGGGTTGCCATCTATCCAAGCCCTCCTTTTGCTTGTTGAGCAACGCAGGGCAGATATATATGCCAGCATCCAAGATCAGATAATCACTTCAGCACCAGTTACAAGCACAGCGATGGTGCCTCTTCAGGCAGCCTTGGATGATTTAGCAAAACAAATTGCCGCTGCCGCTGGCAGGTCTGCACCCGTAGTTCAGGACATATTGGAAGCCAGCAGGAGATTTGATCCAACAGAATTTGCGAGAACATATACAAGTACAGGTACTGCATACGAGTACCCAACAGCGGATTCTGTGGGCGACGACAGGACCGACAAACATATATATTACTTTTATCTTGGTGACCTAATTGAACAAGCAATGTCTTTAAATTTGACTGATCAAAAATTATTTGATGACAAACTAGCTTTGTGTCTCGGCAACTTCTCCTTCACAGAAACAGTTCCGCTGATCAGTTCTGCTCCGGGAGGCGTAACAACCAGTGGAACAACTAGCACCGAAAAAGTTATGAATTTAGCTGATTATCCAATTACTTTAGAAATGTTTTTAAAATTTTTTAAAGCAAACATCGTTGATAAGTCACTGGACGTATACCCTCTAGCAGATTTTGTGAGAGACACTACCCAAAGATTGGTGATGCCATCTTTAAATTCTGAGTGTTTTGGTAATGGTGTTGCAGAGGGCAAAACAATAAAGACAGTTTCTTTTGAGCTTCCCGAGATGACCCCCGGCGCTGCTGGGGGAGATTCAAGAGAGCCAATAACAAACGGACGCTATGGAGACTCAAGCGTTACTTCCTTGGCAGATTATTACAAGAGGGCTTTTCAAGGTGCAGAGTATAATATGAGATTTGATGTTGAACCTCTTATGATCAAATCTGGTGGCTTAGGAAAGAATCTTTTTGGCAACAATGATCTTCTAAGCAGAAAAAAGGCTACCGATAGATACGGGTATTTCTTAACTTATGCGACAACTAGGTCCGCTGAACTATCGTTCATGGGCAATGAGAAGTTGGACATTAATAGGGGTATATACCATTTCTATTTAGGTTCAGACAGGGGTCTTGTAAAAAATATAGATTTTGTAAAACAATCAGATTCTCAAATAGCTTTGATTATGGCGGAGAGGGCTATGACTAAGGGAGACGAGAAAATAGAATTGTGGAGAAACTTTTCTGCAAATCTAAGCCTAGTTGGCAATACGTTGCTGCGACCCGGTTGTTTTATATATATCAACCCAACTATATCTGGCTTGGGAGATCCATCAAAAAAAGGCTCCTTGGGTAGAGCTATGGGTCTTGGCGGTTATTATATGGTCTTGCGTGTATCAAACACAATTGATGAGTCTGGATGGACAACCTCGGCAGAAGCTGTCTGGCAATCTGTACCCCCCGGTACCTGAGTCTAACAATAGCAGCGTAGGAAATTAAGATGAATTATAAAAAAATTGAAACACACTTTGACTTCTTGAGATACGACAAGGGTTCTGTTAGAAATGTGAACGAATATGTTTATGGAAGCAATTCATTAAACTCTAGAGAAATATTTGCACAAAGAAAAAAGTACCAATTAATCCACCCCGATGCTTCCATGGAGGACTTAGAGGGTAAAAAGTTGGATGAGTTTTTCACTTATCTTGGTTCCGAAGTCGCTGTAGGCAGAGCGATGCCGATAAGCTTTTGGGCGACCGGACAGGCTGCGTATGGGAGAATTGATTCTAACAAGAATTATATTTATCCAAAAGAGTTTTATTATAAGCAAGTTAACAATACGAACAATTCAGGAGAATCGGTTTTTGTATTAAATTTTGTTGCAGACGCTTTTGAAGACTTGATGAAATATATAAAGATTGAAAAGAAAAAATTCTTAGCAGAGGATGACTTTTTATCAAATGACATACAGCCTGTTCGTGGTTTGCAACTGTTGGCTCCACTGCACACCAATATAATGAATGCTCACTACGAGGCATTTAAAACTATGTTAATTGAAAATTCAAAATTAAATTCGGGCGTAATTGATTTTGAATCCTTTTTGGATCATTTTTTAAACACCTATGGTTCCTTGGCTTTAAAAGAATACCCCCTAAGCAGAACTGGGCTGTTGCAATCAAATAAAATAAGCCCTAATGCTAGTGGATTGTGCTTGGAAATATCAAAAGAAGACCACGACAAGGATCAGCCAAAAAAAGAAAAATACTTGAATAGCCCAAATTATCATTTTTATACCGCAGCAGCAGCGCAGTTTGGATTCATGGTAGACAAAAATGCCCCATGGCGTTTGGTGGCTAATATTTATTCTCCAAAGATGAGACCCTACATCCAAAAATACTTTCAAAATTATAGTAATGAAGGGTGGACAACCCCAAATTTAGATCACTCCCACTACTATATGGGATACACGAATAGCTTGATAGAGGGCGCAGAAAACCCGAAACAGTCAATCCAAACGAAAGAAATCAAAAACTTTGCAGATGATATACCAGTGGCGCAGCATAGCCACATAATAACAAAAGATGGCGAAGTGTCCATCGAAATAGCTCCTGCGGGAGGAGTGGCATCTGACGGCAAGCTCATAGGAAAGGGCGTTGCTGACCATACTCATGGAATAGATGCTTCGGAGCCAATAAAAGATTGGAGCCCATTAGATTTTTACGAGAAGTTTTATGTAAAAACAAGCATAACAGATGTTCAGGACGTAAAAGAAACAATAATAAATATGTATCAAAAGTTGATTAGTGACTTGCCCATGGTTAATGTCCTTCAGACTTGTTTTGACGCAAAAGATTCAATTGATGGATACTTTGTTGATGGCGCTAATGTTAAAACGAAATTTAAAAAAATCCCTAGAAAGCCCTATGAAGCAGAAAAATACGGAGATTTATTCTGGATTAAGACTTATGTTATTATGAGAATGTCTGAAATGGGCAAGGATAGCTTGATTGATCACGATAATTTAAATAAAGTGATGAGCGATGTGAATCAACTTTATTATTTTGTTGACAAATCCGCAGCACTAATATATATTAATAATCATCTAAAACAATATTACTAGAAGGTCAGCATTGTTATTCCAAGCGTTAGATGAAAAAGAAAAGTGTGTCGGCATCTATTCAGAGGGAGAAATCTATAATGACCTCCCAGACGAAGGCAACGAAACTTGGAAGTATGCTTCGTTCCTAAAAGACCTGCCGATTGAATACGCGAACATCTACTGCGAAGGCAAAGACCTAGGAGAAGTCTGCCCGCCAGAACTCAAAGAAGACTACGACCGTATCTGGTCAAAACTCAAAGCATTCTACAAATCATTTGCAATCGCTAAGGTTTCTCTACAAGACCATTGCTTCTTTGATCTTGTGCCCGAGGGCTTCCTGAAAGAGTTCTGTCTAATGAAAGACAAGATCACCAGACACGTTCTAGACACTTACCCTCGACCAGAGAACTACCAAAACATGGTCGATATCACAAAGCTAACCACAGAAATAAAGTATCAGAAACTAAACATTGATTTGTCTGTTCTCAACAATGAACTGGCAGACCCTAGAACAAAAGACTTTTACAGGAAGATACACAGAACAGAACCCTACATCAAATACAATCCCTTCGGCACAAAGACAGGCAGACTAACCACCCAGAAGCATTCCTTTCCCATTTTAACTATGGATAAGAAGTTCAGAAAGATTATTAAGCCAACCAACGACTGGCTTGTTGAGTTAGACTACAACGCAGCCGAAGTTCGCGTTATGCTAGGTCTCCTCGGAAAAGAGCAGCCTTACATAGATTTGCACGATTACAACGCCTATGAGTTGTTCGGTGGGCAAGTAACACGAGATGAAGCAAAAAAGAAACTTTTTTCGTGGCTTTACAACCCAAATGCTGAAGATGAGGTCCTATCTAAACTCTATGATAGGGCAGCAGTCAAAGAGATGTTTTGGGACGGCAACATGGTAAAAACTATGTTCCACCGTGAGATCCCCTCCGACGAGTATCACGCCCTAAACTACATCATCCAAAGCACTTGTAGCGACTTGATTATGGATAGGGCAATCTCAATCAACGAAATACTCGAAGGAAAGAAAACCAAGATAGCATTTATCATCCACGACAGCATTGTGTTAGACTATGCCGACGAGGATGGCGACTTTATCAACATGGTATACTGGGAGTTTATG